TATCTGTTGTATATTTTTTATATCCCTTGTTTGTTGCTTCTATTGTCCGTGTTACATAGTATATATAACTTTTTCATACCAAGCAATGTGTACACTGGTGCTATTTTGCATGATTAGTTTAAGCAATTTTTTTATATATATAATTTTTACATATAAAGAAATGAAATAACTTAACCTAAATACAACCTAAATACAAGCTAATTATCAATTAAATATCATCAACATCATCGACATAATCCGGCTCCACCAATTTGACTCCATGCCATCCAGTAGAACGACATTTGCCAAATTTCTTGTCCATATAATCGTACAACTCAACACCCTTTGGCATTTTACGAGTTCCCTGAGAATTCTGGAACCACAACTTGAACTCATTGGTCAACTCATTCTTTCGAATCTTGTCAGTACCTAAACCGGTTTTGATAACAATTTCGTCTACGAACGCAGAAATATGATCTTGACCCTGGCGATATTTGTTAGTAGATGCTTTCACAATATCACAATCTTCCACTTTGCCTCCCGTTTGGAACGCCAATTTGATCAACATACTGGCAAAAACAGGTGCCCATCTTGGAAGTTTCTTCTGTAGGTCCTTGTCTTTTGGAAAAATATAAGGCGTGTTGTCGGTATAAGTTTCATTTTCATCCACAAACTTCGACATGAAATCACAGAGTCGAATACGTCTCCAAGTACCATCGTCATTGCTATTGATCTCAAACAAAGTATTGGTACAGGCAATCAGCTTGAATTGCGGAATAAAAGTGACGCATTCACTGTAGAGAGCGCGGGCTTGAATGGGATCCCCACCGGTCAGTTCTTTCATCATTCCCTCATTGATACGCGAATCTTTCGAAGGTTCTTGCATGACCGCATACCGCAATCCTTTGAGTGCAACAACTTCGGAAGAAGTACTGCCAATATTAGTACGTTTGTCAGTGACCAAGTTGATAGGAACCGTTCCTTTGTATTGGCCCAAAGTAAGACTCATCAGCTCAATCAACATCGATTTGCCATTGCTACCACTGCCACGATATACTGGAAAAGTCTGGTTCAAATTAACACCAATCAAACAAGAAGCAAAATGATCCCACATATAACGATTGAGCTCTTCTACTGGAAACAACTGCTCCATAAATTGGATAATCTCGTCTTTGGTTTGCATCATTTCGGTCAATGTCTCGTCAAAAGGGACATAAGGAATTCCAGTGCATTTGGTAATATAATCTTGTGGGATTCCATCACGGAATGAATTGTTTCTAAAGTCGATGATGCCATTTGTAAAACAAAGCAAGTAAGGATTGGAATCCACATTGGAAGTAAAGTCGGGGTCATAAAAAATATCGGTAGCCTCGCGCATAATGTTGTTTTTATCCGCAGTTTTTTTGAATTTTAGACTGACTGTAGTAATGGTGGTCATCTTTTTCTTAATGAACTCGTAGCGGTCATCGGTGCTTTCGTATTGCTGAATTTCATTAGAACAAGCATCGACCTTTTCTTGATACACATTGTACATTTCTCTCGAAATGGCCAAACGAAGACTATTGCCCTTGTCAGGATACCATCGATGATTGCGAAACACCCACCAGGTAGAGCTTTTAGTGTCGCTGCAAACGTACATGTCTTTGAACATATTGTAGAGAACCATAGCGCAGTCAAACTCAGTACAGGTATGAATGGTTTCTTCAATGTAGTTGTCTACGGTTGATTTTTTGACCTTGATATAATCTTCGTGCGCGTCTTGTTTTGCCCAATACAAAATAGACTTGCGAGTGATGCCGTCGGTGTTTGTTTTGGTATTGAAATGTCGTTTCCATACTTGAAACAACTCAGGGATGGTATCAAAAGAAAAATCGCTGGCTTTGCTTCGAAGTTGCACCCAAGACAGAAATAGACGTTCATCCGTACGCTTAAGAGCAAAGGCCACTTGACGATTCAGCAAATGACTGCCTGGTTCGTAATATTTGGCTGGAAGAATCTGGGTGTATTCATGTGTCTCTCTTACGAAATATTCGCTGGGTTTGAGCTCCTTCATAATACTGTCAATAGCACTCTGCAATTTTGCAGCGGTATCGATACCTTCGAGTGAAACAACTTCATCTTCATTCTCTTCTTCCTCCAACAAGCGAAGTCGGGGTCTGCTTGTAACAGGAGCTGGGCGCTTTGCTTTGGAAGAACGACGCGAATTGTAGTCATCCACAATTTTAGGGTTGATATCAAATTTGGGGTTTCCCTCATACTGAGCAGAAAGTTGAATAAGGTTTCTCGAGAAGTCAAAGTCCTTGACACTCTCCTCTTCCATCATGAACTCGCTATCGGCTTCATCAAACGATATTTTGAATATCTTTGTGATTTGATAGGCTTCGTTCCCTGGTTTTCTTGATCCATACATCTGCCAGTTAGTAGTGCCTTTGGATATTCCCTCATCCAATACTTTGTCCCATGTGTTTATCAATGGCATCTCATTCCATACATCTGGAATTGTTTCGACGATTCTTTCACGCAACATGATTTGAAGAGTACGATCCATGTCAATACCAATCACCATATGAATGCCGTCTTTGGTCAATGAACCATCTTGAAGACGATTTACATTGGGTTTCTCCATGACATAGAGCATAAATGGTTTGTTTTCTTCGAACACAAGAAGCTTTTTCAATTCATCTAAATAAAGATAAAGCATATCTTGGACCCCGCCATCCGTATGTTGTTTTGTTTCAACATCGTGTTCATAGCGAAAGTCAAAGTCGACCAAACATGGACCGGACTCCTCATTTTGTTTTTCTGTTAAAAACTCCATCTTTCGTTTTACAAAAACATGTTGATGATATAAATTCATAAACGTCTGCAATTCTTCTTTCGGTATATGATAAGCGCCACCATAAATAGATAACTCCTTATCAGGTATTCTTGTATGAGTAGTAATATTTTTATCTTGCTTATGCTTTGCAAGAAACTCAGCAAGATCTTTATATGTTGATGTTGTAGACGATGATAACGACATTTTGGTTATATTATTGTAATAAAATAATAAATTTCTATTATCTTTTTAATAAAATTGAAAAGTGAAAAATTCAGGATTTCAAAACTTTTAAATTATTCAGGATTTTTACATGAAATATTTCGGGATTAAAATTGATAGTCTGTTTGACAGCAAAACAAGGAAGCAACAGCTGGAGTCAAACTAATTACAATGAAGGCGGCTATTAAATATTCAACCATATAATATATTGTTATTTTATTTTGTAGAAGACAAAAGACAAAAGACAAAAGACAAAAGACAAAATACAAAATGAAAAAGAAGATATAAAAACAAGAAGATATTTAATCTAACATGACCGATGTTATAACAAGAGAAACAGTCAACCGATTATTAAAAGATGTAAAAGAAATTTATCGAAACCCTCTCAAAGATCACGGTATATACTATCAACAAGATGAAGAGGATATGTTGAAAGGATATGCACTTATTGTAGGACCTCCAGATACTCCTTACTTTGGTGGATTTTATTATTTTAAATTGAATTTTCCTTATGACTATCCTCATAGCCCCCCTGGTGTAGAGTATTGTACAAATGGAGACGGAATTCGATTTAACCCCAACTTGTATAAATGTGGTAAGGTATGTATTTCTCTTTTGAATACATGGCGTGGAGAGCAATGGACATCGTGTCAAACCATCACAACTGTGCTTCTTAACTTATGTACTTTATTAAACAAGGAACCTTTGTTGAATGAACCGGGTGTGACAAAGTTCTCGGTAGATTTTCCTATTTACAATAAAATAATTGAATTCAAAAACATTGATGTTGCGATGTTGAACATGGTAACGCATAAAGAAGGGTATTACCCCAATAGTTTTAGTATGTTTGATTCAGTTGTCACGGAGACTTTTTTGAAAAACGGGAAAGAAGTGTGGAATTTTATACAAAAACAAGAAAAGGAGAAGAATGTCTTTACCACAGTATTTTATCGAATGAAAGTTGAAATCGACTACGTGGCTTTATCACATAAATTTTTAACAGTGTACAACTCCCTTGCGGATGAAAAATTGGTCTAGAAATAAATAATTCAGGAAATGTACTCAGGATTTGTTGTTTATATATTTTTCAAAATAATTATATAAACATAATTTAACTTAATAAAAGTAATCATGCATTTTTGTTCGAACTGTCAAAACATGTATTATATTCGCATTGATAGCGAAGATCCAAATAAATTGATCCACTATTGTCGCAATTGTGGGAACGAAGATAATTTTTTCAATTTACAGAATGACAGTGTTTGTGTATCCAAGACACAAATCAAGAAAAGTGAACAATCGTTTAGTAATTTTATAAACGAGTATACGAAATTGGATCCAACACTACCTCGTACTTCCAAAATATTGTGCTGTAATAGTGAGTGTTTGACCAATACAAAAAATCAACCACGTGAAATTATTTATATACGGTATGATGACGTAAATATCAAATATATTTATTTATGTTCTACATGCGATACATCATGGAAAGCAAGTTAACCTTCTTTGGATTCTTCGTCTTCATAATTAGTATCTGAATCATATTCAATTTTATTCCACACAGAAAAACAATCTCATTTTTTTTTTGGTCGATGTAATATTTTTCCATCAAGAATGTTAACAGGATATATCATATTTTCTAACCAACTATCTGTAATCACATACTCATAATTTCCTTCTAACCATCCGTATATTTGTTGTTATTTATTGTTATTATTTATTGTTATCATTTTAAATTAATTTAAAAATATAATATATTTAAATGTAACCTTAATATGTTTTACGCGGTTGCACATGGTAATAAAATAGGTATTTTCAATACGTGGGCAGAATGTAGTGAATCTATAAAAGGATTTAAAAACCCCAAGTACAGAAAGTTTGAAACAAAAATAGAAGCAGAGACGTTTCTCAAAGAAAATAAGAGTACCTTGATCCAAAAACTCGATGTCTCATTGGAAGAACCTGATTACTATATTTATACTGATGGATCTTGTTCAAAAAACGGTTCTTCTTTGGCCACGGCAGGGATAGGAATATTTTTAGGTGTAGATGATCCACGTAATGTATCCAAACGAATTGAAGGAAAACAAACAAACAACACCGCAGAGTTAAGTGCTATTATTGAAGCATTTAATATAATCAAACCGGATTTGGTTTTAGGTAAAAAAGTGGTTGTGGCAACAGATTCTAATTATAGTATTTTGTGCGCTACAAGTTACGGAGAAAAGTGTTGCAAATCAAAATGGTCTACAGACATACCCAACAAAGAACTTGTTCAAAGGGCTTATGAACTTTATCATGGAGAGAAAAATGTTCGTTTTCTTCATATTAAGGCACATACAAACAAAACCGATGTACATTCGATAGGAAATTATCATGCCGATAAGTTGGCTACCGCTTGCCAAGATAATCCTGAACAAAATCACAAAGTTTATTTG